ATGGCTAGAGAAAGACTACAATTAGCTAATGAGATGAGAGAATACATAGGTAAATTTTACTCAATAAAACACATTAGAAAAAATGTATTAAAACAAAATGACAGAGAAATAGAAGATATGGATAATCAGATTAAGAAAGAAATTGAAGATGGTCTGATAGATAGTCCAACTTCTCAAACTTCGGATATGGAATAGGAGAATAAAAAATGGCAAATGAAAATACTAAAAACTTTATAGATCAACTATCACAAGGTAATAATGATGACGCTGGAGAAGCTTTTAAAGCTGCTTTAAGAGACAAGGTTGCTGATCAATTAGATAATGCTAGAAAAGATTTAGCAGGCAATATGTTTAAAGCACCTGAGGCTGAAAACTTTAGTGATCCAAAACCAGAGATTGCTGACCCAGGAGTATTTAATGCTGATGGTTCAGTTTCAGCAACACCAACTGATACAAATAAAAAAGATGGTGAAGCAGAAATAAATATAACACCTGAGGCTGACAATGCTGATAAGCAGGATAGTTAAAGAAAATTTAGAGATTGATTCAAAGGCTTATAATAATCTAAGCCCTAAAATGAAAGACGCTATAGGTGATGTCTTTAAATTAGTAGAGAAATCTACTGGCGATATTATAAAAAGATTTGAAGGCGCTTGCGATAAAGTTAGCCAACATTATAATATTAACGTAATAGAATTAAACGATTACTTTGATAAAGAAGTAATTGAACAATTAGGAGAAAAATAAAAATGGCATACCAAGGCTCAATGAAACTCAAAGGCAGCTCAACAACTGCTGGTAGTTCTATCACAGCAAGTAATTTTGGCAGAGCTCACTTTGTAAGAGTACAAGCTCAAGCGGCTGCTAACACGGTTACTGTTAAACAATCTTCTACCGTTATTGGTACGGTAATTTTGGTAACAGCTGGCGATAGTATAATAATTGAAAAAGAAGAATCTCATACTATTGAAACTTCAGGTAACGCTGTAGGTTCAGCAGTATCTTCACCAAGATAATGACAATAACATCTACAAAGTTAGTTGATGATAACTTTAAAATTATGGTTAACGCTAATGGCGTTGGCGCTGAAGAAGATCAAAAGATTGTAGATGTAGAAGCGTCTAATAACGCTTCAAGTGAACCAAAAGTTTCTATTGCTAATTTACAATACGAAATTTTAGGTACAGGTAATGTTACTTTGTTCTTTGAAAAAAGAGCAAGTATTGATACAACAAAACAATTAATTATATCTGGCAGAGGCAACTATGGCCTGAAACCAGATGAGGGTAAAATTACTGATACAATTGGTAATATACTTTTAACAAGTGACTCAAGTGTCACAAAGTATAACATTGTATTAGAAACACATAAAGAATCGGGATATACAAAATAATGGCTGATACGGTAACAACACAAACAATAGCAGATACTTCAGGTGTAAAATTTGTAGCAAAACTTACAAACTTTTCTGACGGCACAGGTGAAACTTTAGTAAAAAAAATTGATGCCTCTGAATTAACTTTTATGACCGAAGACGGTAATAGAAAGATTAGTAAGATATGGTATTCAGTAAATACAGCTAATCCAAAATCGGCCGTTGAGCTAATATGGGATGGTAATACAAATGCTACAGCAATGTTTTTAAGTGGTCAAAGTCATTTTGATTTTAGACCATCAGGAGATGAGATACCTAACAATTCTACTACACCAACAGGTGATGTATTATTGTCAACTAAAAACTTTGCTAATGGTGATAATTACACGATAATAGTAGAGTTTAGATAAAAACTCTTATAAATATAAAGAGAGAGAAAAAATGAAGTTAATATCGGAAGAAATTTCACAAGCAGAATACTTGGTTGAAGAAACCAACGGAAAAAAAGACTACAAAATCAAAGGTGTCTTTTTACAATCTAACATCAAAAATAGAAATGGAAGAATTTATCCAAAAGAGATTTTGGTAAAGGAAGTGACTAGATATAATAAAGAATTTGTCAATAAAAAAAGAGCATTTGGTGAGTTAGGACATCCTGACGGACCAACTGTTAACCTAGAGAGAGTTTCCCATATGATTACGAAACTTTATCCAGACGGTGATAATTTTATTGGTGAAGCAAAAATAATGAATACACCATACGGTAAGATCGTAAAAGGTCTTATTGACGAAGGCGCTCAATTAGGAGTGTCAAGTCGTGGTATGGGTTCATTAATCAATAGAGGTGGCCGAAACTATGTAAAAGATGACTTTTACTTAGCTACAGCTGCTGATATTGTAGCAGACCCTAGCGCTCCAGACGCTTTCGTAGAAGGAATTATGGAAGGAAAAGAGTGGGTTTGGGATAACGGTGCTTTAGTAGAGAAAGATATTGAAGCCTGGAGAATGGAAATTTATAAGGCGAAAAAATTTGAGTTAGATGAGAAGAAAGTAAAAGTCTTTGAGTCATTTCTTAAAAAGCTATAATCTTATAAATATCTATAAATAAAAACAAAAATAAACGTTTATTTTTAAAGAGGAGACTTTCAAATGGCCGAAACAGAGAAAAAAATTGAGGCGATGGAACAAGAAGCTGTGGCAGAAGCAAATGCTGCTAATCCACAAGCGTCTGCTCCTACAAAGAATGCTGTAGCGGCTGAACCTATGAAAAAAGTAGGTGAGGCTGAGGACTTAGGTCCTGCGGTTGTAAAACCAACTGACAGTAATCCTGACGCTTCAAAAAAAATGAAACAAGTTTCTGGTGACGCTCAACAAAAAAACCAAGGTTCTGCTGACGCAATGCCGAAGTTAAAAGAGGGTTCAAAAGAAACGGCTGATGAGAAAGAAGACACTAAAAAAGAAATGATGAATGCTGACGATATGAAGAAAAAAGAAAAAGAAATGAAAGCTGGTTACAAAGAAGAAACTGAAGCTGAAGATTCTTTAGACATCAAATCTGACGTTGACGCTCTAATAGGTGACTCTGACTTATCGGAAGAGTTTAAACAGAAAGCTGCTACAATCTTCGAAACTGCTATTAAATCAAAAGTAAAAGCGGAATCAAAAAGATTAGAAGGCGAGTACGAAGAAAAACTTAAAGAAAATACTGAATCTCACAAAGCTGAAATGGTTGAAAAAGTTGATTCATACTTAAACTACGTAGTTGAAGAATGGATGAAAGAAAACCAAATCGCTATTGAGAGAGGTATCAAAGGCGAGATCGCTGAAGACTTCATAGGTGGACTTAAAAAATTATTTGAAGACCACTACATTGATGTTCCAGATGACAAGTACAATGTACTTGAAGATCAAGCTAGTAAAATTGAAGAACTTGAAAAGAAACTTAACGAATCAATCGACAAGAATGTTGAATTAAACAAAGCAAACGGCGACTTAAAAAGACAAGACATCATAGATGAAACGTCTGAAGATTTAGCTGACACTGCTAAGGAGAAGTTTAACAAACTTGCTGAAGAAGTTGAGTATTCGAATGAAGACGACTTTAGAACAAAAGTAAGTACGATTAAAGAGTCTTACTTTGGTAAAAAAGAAGTTAAAAAAGATGATGAGATAGATAATGTAGCGGCAGGTGAATCTTCTAACGAAGATTTATCAAATGCAATGGCTGCTTACGCTGCTGCTATTAGTAAAACCAAAGACATTAAGTTGTCGAAATAATAATACGGGAGAAAATAGATATGTATTTATCTGAAACTTACGAAAAAAAATGGCAGCCTGTATTAGAACACGCTGATCTACCAAAGATCACGGATTCATACAAGCGTGCCGTTACTGCGACTATCTTGGAAAACCAAGAAAGAGCATCAAAAGAAGATAGAGCTTTTTTAAACGAAGCTGCTCCTGCTAATGCAACAGGTTCATCTGTTGACAATTGGGATCCAATCCTAATTTCATTAGTAAGAAGAGCTATGCCAAACCTTATCGCTTACGATATTGCTGGCGTACAACCAATGACTGGTCCAACTGGTCTAATCTTCGCAATGAGAAGTAGATTCACTAGCCAAACAGGCGGTGAAGCTTTATTTGACGAAGCAGATACAGATTTTTCAAGCAGAAATGCTGCTGGAGATTCTACTGCTAACTCAGGTGCTGCTCAAACTGGTACAAATCCAGGTTTATTAAATGACGATCCTTCAACTGCTTACACAAGAGGCAGTGGAATGGCTACAGGTACTGCTGAAGCCCTAGGTGATTCTGCTAACAATGCTTTTGCACAAATGGCATTCTCAATAGAGAAATCTACTGTGACTGCTAAGTCAAGAGCTCTTAAAGCTGAATACACTATGGAATTAGCACAAGACCTTAAAGCAATCCACGGTTTAGACGCTGAGACTGAATTGGCTAACATCCTATCTGCTGAGATCCTTGCGGAAATCAACAGAGAAGTTGTAAGAACAGTTTACATCAACGCTGAAATCGGTGCATCTGACAACTCATCAACTCACATTGGTGCTGTTAGTGCTATCAACACAACATCTGCTGGTGTCTTCGATTTAGATACTGACTCAAATGGTAGATGGTCTGTTGAGAGATTCAAAGGCCTAATGTTCCAAGTTGAGAGAGAAGCTAACGTGATCGCTCAAAGAACAAGAAGAGGTAAAGGAAACCTTATCATCTGTTCAGCTGATGTTGCATCTGCTTTACAAATGGCTGGTGTCCTAGACTACACTCCTGCTCTTAATAACAACCTAAACGTTGATGACACAGGTAATACTTTTGCTGGTGTTCTTAACGGTAGATACAAAGTGTACATTGATCCATATGCTGCTAACAATACAGCTAAACACTACTTCGTAGTGGGATACAAAGGTACATCACCATATGACGCTGGTATTTTTTACTGCCCATATGTGCCTCTACAAATGGTTAGAGCGGTTGGTCAAGATACTTTCCAACCAAAAATTGGATTTAAAACAAGATACGGCTTACAAGCAAACCCAATTGCTGAGTCAGGTGTATCTGATACTGCTGTAATCAATGGCGCTGGTAACAAAAACGCTAATAGATACTA